AGCCAAAAGGGATAATTCTGCGTGGCCAAAAGGGGCAAAGTTGAGTGGCTTTTCCACCAACCGAATGGCTTCAATTATTACTGATTTCTTTCTGTATTTCATTTTTCAAATTCCTCTTTTAATCGTTTCTCCGCATGAATAGCGGCACTACTCAAAACATCAAAGCCCTTGGATTCCACCTTGGAGGCATATTGATAACCGTTAGGGGCTGTCGCATCGTTGTAGAGCGTCAAACCGTCCTTATCCACATCGTACTTGTTGGATGTCCTCAAAGTGAGTGTGTGGTCTTGATAGTTGCCGTGTTCCTCTGCGTACTTCACGGCTTCATCGCCCACATCAATCATCTTCTTTTCTACCTCCCATTCGCCTTCCTCGAAGAAGCCTTTGACATCGGAGAAATCGAAATCTACATCCATAATTCCGAGTAGTTAAAGTAGTTTGTACTCTTCACTGTATAAACTTCGCCTTGACCTCTTACGCTATCACCATCCATGCAACGTACTTCATCACCAGCCTTGACAGTAATTCTCTTCTCGCATACCACATGATAATTCGGACGATACACAGAGCCGTTATCAGATGAAAACTCTTTGGTAGTGTTATCATCACAACGGCATTTGCACACCTCCTGCCAGCTTTCACCACCTGTTCCGGGAATAGGTCTGCCAAACTCATCCTTATCCATTGGGGTGATAACTTTTACCTGCAATATGTGTGGAGCGAATATCATAAGAAAGTCACTTTAGGTTTGTTACCCAGTTCGTCTTTCAAACCGTACCGCTTGCACAGAAATGAATAGTAATCCTTAATGCCTTGAATGTTCCAAGACATAGAAAAACCGCTTTCGCTGATGGAAGTGGCACGAAGCAATAGAGAGGGGATGAACTTCGCAATTGCCACCGACACCCGTGTTTGGCAATCCTCGTTCATCTCACCCCCTCCGCTTATCTTTGCGTTCAGACATATATCGAAAAGGTCAGCCTCCGACAAGTTAACGCCGAAGGTCTGAAACTTCTGTAATATATAATCGTTTACTGTCATGCGTTCATCTCACTCAAATCGAAGTTCACAATCAGGTTCGGGTTCGCAATCTGCGGAATCCATTCGGCTGTGTATTCCAGATAGCGACCATTGCCGTCCTTGTAACCTGAAATCAGCATATCGCCATCTGCCTGAGTGTAATTACGTCCCGGTACACCATCCACAGCTTCATAAGGAGTGTGGAAGCGCATATAACCGATTTTATCCTGCGGAAGCAGGGAAATACGACCATCTGCATAAATGGGGATATTCTTACCTGTTTGGTCTACCACATAATCTTCCTTGATTTCAATAGCCGGAAGTCCGATACCTGTAAAAATGGTAGAAGCCAGTTGCGAGGTGATAAGCCCGGTAGACATATACATTTCATTGCCTGTAAGCTGCATTTTGAACTTATCTCCAAATTCACTTGAACCGATAATATTCTTGATGAATGTGCCACGGCTCATAATCATCTTGGGGAATGTGCCGTAAATAGATTTCAGCTCATTCAGTTTCTGCTGCAAGTAAGTGACGAAATAGTCTTTATCCTCTGTGTCCGGCTTGATAAACTTAAACGGCAAGTCGATGTTCAATAAGTCAATTCCTCCGGCATTGTCGTCCTTGTTCTTCACGCTTGCTGCTCCAGTCATCAACAGAGAGCCTACGATAATGTCCATACGCTTGTGCGGTGCCAGCAATACCTGACGGTAATCGTCATAGATGAAGTCCACGATGTCACGCATGGCTGCTTTCTGGTCTTCCGGTTTGGCGGCATTATACTTATCTATCAAGTCCTGCAAGTCAGACAAACGGTCGATTGAGATTTGATAGCGGTCACCCAAATAGGCAATCTCACCATATCCGGAACCGATATTCCTGCGTTCACGGATAGGCTTTTCGCCATAACGGGAGTTGATGGAACCAGCCATCACGCCAGTAACCTGACCGATGTAGTCTTTAAATACACGAGTAGTAGTCCTACGGAAGCCCAAATACTGCTGCCAATAAATTGTGTCCTTTCTTGTCTTGAGGACACGCTGAATCACTGCATTTACAATGTTCGGGTCATTAAACAATGTATGAATAGTTAGCATCATATATTAGTCCTCCTTTCTTTATTTTGCCATTATACCTGCGTTTTTCAACGCTGTCAATAATCCGTTAAAGTTTTCTACCGACACCGTACCAGATGCATCATTCACTTTGGCTGCCTGCTTTACACCTCCAAGAGCAGAAGTCGTAGCTGCTGTTAAAGTATACTTGTTAGCTTGTGCTGCAACCCCATCCAATTTGGCTTTATCTTCCTTGCTCATCAATCCGTCCCGACTGGAAGAAGCCTTAGGAATTGATACAGTGTCTTTTTCTTGTTTGACATCCTGAGCATTAAACTGGAAGTGCGGCATATTCGCCTTGTCAATATCTGCGAAAGGCATTACCAGCTTGGTCGGTTCGATTTCAAACGCACGCATCAAAAGGGAAACCAATACTATGCCATCCTCTACCTGCTTCCTTTCATACAGAGCTGAATTTGCGATAACTTTGGGCGTTGTACCATCTGCGGCTGTCGCTTCGTAAAGAACTGTTCCAGCTTCTAGATTTTCTCCAAAGTCTGCCGCTAACGTCAGCTTATCAAAAGCTTTGTCAGCCTTGTCAATAGCGTTGATTGTCGCTCCATGCGCACCGTTACCCAAGTGCATACCTTTGTAAGCCAAAGAACGTTTCTTGATTTTCAATGTGGTATTGGAGCCTGTCGTAAACTTCTCATATACTTCCACACGGATAGCCACTTGGGATGTTTTCTTCACCAAGTCAGCTGCAATCGGTGTGAATGAGGGCAAGTACGAGCCGACAACGAGGTTGGTTGTGTCCAACTTATACGGACCTCTGCGTCTGCGTCCGGTTTCTACGTCGTAGCGTTCTTCCTGCTCAACTTCCGGTTCAAGATTATACTTAAATCCTGCTGCCATAAAATCACTGTTTTTGTTGTTCTACAATTTCTTTAGTGTCGTCTGCAATCATTTTCGCAAACGCCTGAGTCTCATTCTCCAGTTCTTTTTTTGCTGTATCTGGAGGAACTACACCCTTAAAGCCGTCATTCGCAAACTCCTGCTTCAAGTCCTTGAAGTATGCGTCCAAGTCCTCATCGTCCTTAATGGCGCATCGTTTGGCGTAGTTTTCGGGAATACCATACTCCTTTGCCTTTGCCAAAATCTGCTGGCTACGTGTTGCTTGAGCCTTTTCTGCTTCAAACTGCGTTAGCTTATCAGAAAGGTTCTTGTTGGAGTCAATTAAAGCTTGCGCCCATGCAGGCACATCGTCTTTATTCTCTTCCGTTTTGGTGGTTGTGGTAGTCTCGATTGGCTTACCGTCTTTAAGGTTATGCCTCTTCTCGTAGTTAGTCACTGCCGTTTTTGAAGCATCCCCGGCACGGAAATCACCATAGGAATTAAGCACGTCCGAAAAGCTGATACCCTCAATAATAGAGTTTACCTTTGTCTCGTCCGTTACACCCTCTGCCTTTTTAGTAGCGATTCGGGTTAAGATAGCAGTGTCCACCCCAGCGAATTTCTGTTGTAGCCCTGCTAAGATTTGTTCTAAGATTGTCATACCGTATGAATTTGATTTATAAATTTCTACGGTAAATTTCGCTATTTATAAAGAGGGTGAGAAATAATCAGATAGGTGATACACGACAATAAAACGATTGTCGTAAAATGGTATAAAAAAAGGCGTGAAACCGAATGAATCACGCCTAAAATATATCACGACAAAAACTTATACTTATACTCCCAACACTATATTTGCATCAATATTTAGCTTCCGGCTTATCTCACGAGCAACTTTCAAGGTTGGTTCACATTTACCAGATATATAATCACTTAATCGTGATGGGCTGACACCAACCAACTTTGCAAGTGATTTTTGATTAAGCCCCATTTCGTACATACGAAGTTTAAGAACATCCACAAGTGTTGGTTCTCCCAATGCAAAATGTTCTTCGGAATAATCAGCAACCAAATTAGAAAGAAGCTCCAATTCTATGCTATTTGGGTCATTCAAAGGAGTATCATCTTTCACTAATGGAAGAAGTTCCTCTACTCTTTTCACCGCCCATTCATATTGGGCTTGATTTTCTATCTTTGTCATAATCCTAAATATTAGCGCAATCTATTTTATCATATTCTTTATGAGTACCAATAAAGCGAATATACACAAACTGAATAGTGAATTTAATCACTACTACCAAACGATAGTTATTGCCTTTGATATTGAAAACATAGTGTTGATTACCTACACTATCAACGCTATTAAACGTTTTCTTAATATCGGCAAAACAGGTCCACTTGCTTCTTTTCACAATGGTAGTCCATTCTTGCAAAGCGACCTTTGAATCGGGATGGTTCTCTGCATATTCTTTTAATGCTTGTTCGGTAAATATTCTCATTGGTTACTCAATTATCGTGTGACAAAAATACATATATAATTCTATAATTCAAAATTATATTCTAATATTTATAATTTAAAAGAGCAAAAAAAATAGCGGCAACTCTTTGAAGCCACCGCTAACTATTTTTCTTATACTAAAACTATAAGTCCCGTAATTTTTCTAACTAAGAGGCGTTTTTCTTTCCCTTATCTCCGATTTGCTCATTCTTTGCTGCTTGTTCCTCTTTGATTTCTGCAAGTTCCTCTTCTACCCTATCAGCATTTCCGGCAAACATGATTCCCTCACGCGTTGACCAGATGCCACCACTGACAGCGGAAACGGCAGTGGTCACCTTATCATTCAAATCATCAATCATATATGGAACCAGTTCTGTTTCTATGTCAATGGTCTGCGATGCCTTGCTAAACTCGGTTGGATTGATAGAGCCTAAAGCGGAAACAATGAAATTTACTCTCCGCTGCAAGAACTCACCGATAACCTCACCGTGATTTTCTACCGCCATATGTGCACCCATGAACATAAAGCGGAAAGCGGTTCCTGATGCTTTGCCTACCCCCTTCAACGTCTCAAAGGATATTCTTGGAGTGTTTGACATATCATAAGCCATATTAGTGAGTGTTTCTGCTTCAAATTTTACGGTATCTGGCACCTGATTCCATGTTAAATATCGTGCACCAGCCCCCTCTCCTTCCAGTTTTACCATTCTATCCTTTGTCTTACCAGTGAACCCTATCACTTCACCAATTAATTCCAAAATGGGGAAAAAATGATAGTCGATACAATCAGCATAATTGGATAATAGTTTCTCCAACCGGACCCGGAAGGTCTTTATCTTCTTGCAATAAGGTTCAGGACGATAAGCATAGAGAACCGGTAGTTTTGGGAATCCATGAGCAAAAGGAGTTCTTTCTTCATATCCTTTAGACAAATCCCATTGATAAACCATTTTGTCCGTGATAGTCATAAAGCAGATGACCTCCGAATCATCCATGAGCTTCTTCTTGTACTCACGTGAGAAAGCAATCATTTTACCTTCGTCGTTAAAGAACGGGTATAGCTTATCACCTCTGAATGGAGACCATAACACGCTTTTCAGTTTCTTGGTGGGCTTGACCTTGCCACCGAACGTAGTCTTAACTTTCTTCCAAAACTTTGCCCAAAACGAATCATCATCGGTAACATACCAATATTCTGCCGCTTCTTGTTCGGAGAGCCAGGCACGGACAATCTTCTTGTTTTGGTATTTGATTTTGTTGGATTTAAATACAGCCTTTACCGCATCCAGCAGCTTCTTTTCATCATCATCAGTTGGAGTGCAATCCATAGACGGTTCTGTGCCGACTGTGAAAGCAGTTTGAATATTCACTATATCTTGTTCCAATGGAATGGAGATACGGTTCACCGGTTCAGTCTTATACTTTGCTTCGATTTCATAAGTCTTACCAGTTTTTTCATCGAAGTGTTTCTCAGCTTCTTTTTCAAGAACCTTTCTGTCCGGATACTTCTTTTTGTCAACCATAATTTCATGGCGTTCCGGATTCCAATCGTCCCAAAGTTTACAAAAGTCGGGAAGTTCAGTTTTTCTACCTTTCTTCAGGTAGTTTATCTTCTGCCCGATGTCAGGGAGTGCTAATATTTCTTCTAAATTCAATGGCATAGTTTATATTTTTAATGCGTGAATATTCCTGTTAAATCTTTCGGCTTCTGAATCTTACCAAGAAGCTCACCCAAAGCCCAATACCTTGCAGCATCAATGCAGTTATGAACAAGAACTCCATTGGCAAAATATTCATGTTCACCTTCAATGGTCAAATCATATACCTCGCAATAGCTTTCACTTATTGTTTTTACGTCTGTTACTTGCTTGCAGTTTATGTGCGCATTCTTTTGAACAGCATTTGGGCTTAAGATACTTGTTCCCCATGAATGTGATTCCGCAGTATTGGCACACCATTTCTGTCGTACATTTAGGCGAGGTGTACTGCCATTTGTGATGGCATTTCTTTGAGCAAAATCGCTGATGAACATTTGTTGCTGTGAATCGTCCGCCACATTGCTCGCACACTCTCTCTTCGCTCTGTAATCGGGCAATTGCCTTAATTCTTCTTTGATTCCAATTTGATTTTGTATATGCGCCTTTTGTGTTAAGACCCATTCTGACAATATTGTCAATTTTCTCCGGATGTAGCCTATTATGTTCACTTCTTGAAACCGCTTCAAGGTTTTCAATCGAGTTATTGAGCGGATTGTGGTCAATGTGGTGGATAATCTTTCCATTCGGAATTTCCCCATGATAGAATTTGTAAACGGCATGATGCAGCATCTCGCTCTGTTTGTTTCCGTGTCCAAATTTCCAATAGTAATAATTGGGGTGTTTCCCATTTGGATACCGTTTGTACACTCTCCCGTTAAATTCGATAGAACAAACAACTTGTCCCCTTTTGTTAATTTTCCGTACTTCTTCCATTTTCCGTTTGCGTTAAATTTATGTTCTAAGGTAGCTGGAAAAGCCACTCAACTTTGCCCCTTTTGGCCACGCAGAATTATCCCTTTTG